TAGCGGAACCCATTTCTACATGGATTTGAATTCTGGAGGTAATAACTTCTACATCCGTGATGGAAGTACAACCCGCTTTACCTTTGATGATGCAGGTCACTTCACAGCGACAGGTAACGTCACAGCTTATTCTGACAGAAGATTAAAGGATGACATCCAGCCAATCGAAGGTGCATTAGAGAAAGTAGGTACACTTAGCGGTAACACTTATCAGCGTAATGACCTACTCGACAAAGACCCTGAGAGACGCTACGCAGGTGTCATTGCTCAAGAGGTTGAGGTTGTACTACCTGAAGCTGTCTCTGAGGCAGAGGACGGTACTAAAACTGTAGACTACAACGCAGTGATCGCCTTGTTAGTGGAGTCCATTAAGGAACTTAAAGCAGAGATTGAAGAACTGAAAGGAGGTGTCTGATGTCTGATATTCCAACGTCAGGCGCTATTAGTCTTAATCAAATGCACACAGAAGTTGATGGAGTGTCAGGCACAATTGCAAGTATAAACGATGCAGATATTCGTGCGTTAATTGGTAAAGGCTCTGGCGTAACCATGTCGTTTAACGAGTGGTATGGAGCTTCTAGCTCGCTGGACACACAAACCTTAACAATAGGCGTATCCACTCTCGGAGCGCCTTATGTTGGCCCTACCTACGGATTTAGAAACTGGATATCACCAACCTACGGAAGCATGGCAGATGGTACTTGTAACTTCTATTTTGGAGCCGCTTATAAAGAGTGCCGAATATGGTTATTAACCGCCTCCGCTAAGTTTGTTTATTTAAGGATAGCTGGTAATCGCGGAAGCACCGGAAGCGCATGGAACACAATGTCGGTGGATAGTTATCCCTATAGTAGAACCAGCGCCACACGAAGTTATGACAGCAGTACCGCTATTACTACTTGGGAGTGGGCAATAGGGTCAAGCACCACTAACCCTTTTGGCACAACTAATGGTGCAACAAAGTCGGTGGTATTCACATGAGCAGACAATATAAAACAGTTACCATTGATGATCATCCGTGCGCCACGTTCTCTAAAAACGGAATTGAATTTGAAATTCCATTCTTAGAAAATGAACAGGAAATGCAAGATAAAATAGATCAGGTACTTATAACATCGTCCATGAATACCTTTGGGTCGGTAGCTTTACGCGATGATGTTTATGTTAACCAGCAGATAGTTAGGCAAGACTATTCTATAAATACAACTGAAGGCGCTGAAATATTATTAGAACTTTCAAGTAGGTTCCCTGAGTATTCTGAATTAAATCGATCCGAGACGAATGTTGTAGGTGCTTATGGAGGCTATAGACAGCCCTACACTAATCCAAGCATTAGCTGCTATGCTTTCGGCTATAAGCCTAGCGAAGCATTACAAGCATCATATAGTGCCAGCTACTTAGATAGCAATTTGAGAGATTGGTATGGTTTAAAGTTTGATTTAACCACTGAAGATGTGTTGTTTAAAGCCGTGATAAACGAGTATGACGGAAATACTCCAGAGCTTCCCAACAACATAGGAGTGTTTTACGGCATAACTCATAGTCAAGATGGCTCTATGAGCGATTGGATAGACTCGTACATTTACGCCAGCCCTAAAAGCGTTTGGGAGTTCTGCGCTGAAAAAGGATTGTCGTATCCATTACCCGCAACCACGCACACCGACTGTGACGTTGTATGGTGCTGGGGTTTTGTGTTTAATAAAAACACCTTGGAGTATGGCCCCGTTAAGGCATACGCTCGATATAATATAGGAGAATAATATGCTAGCTGAACTTGCTGCTGCTAATGCAGCCTTTGCAGTTATTAAAAAGACGATAGCTAATGGGCAAGAGTTAGCAAGTGTAGCACAACAAGCTAGCACATACTTTGATTCAAAAAGCTCTATCGCTAAACAAGCAAAGAAAAATGGAAACAAATCAGACATGGAAGCATTCATGGCCCTAGAGACCCTTAAGCAACAGGAAGAGGAACTCCGGGAAATAATGATATATGGTGGTCGAGCTAACATGTACCAAGATTGGCTACAGTTTCAATCTGACTGTAAACGAAAAAGAGCAGACGAAGAAAGACAAAAGCAATACCAGTCTGCAAAAAACAAAAAACTAATGTTAAACATATTTACTGTCATTTGTGTAAGCTTAGTAGCTATACCAACGCTAGGGACGGCAGTCTACTTAATTGTAAGTATTTTAAAAGGAACCTAATTATGGATGAGCCCACAAAAGAAATGGTAGACATTGTTGCTGCCTCCACTGCTTTAGCTTCTCTTGCTGCTTGGCTACCACCTGCTGCCTCTTTACTAACTATTGTATGGATGGGTATTAGGATATGGGAATCAGATACAATTCAAAAGATTAGAAAAAAGGGGGACTAGGATGCCACTGAAAGATCCAAGACTCAAACGAGCAGGGGTATCAGGTTATAATAAACCCAAGAGAACCCCTAACCACCCTACGAAGTCACACATCGTTGTGGCTAAGCAAGGTGATACAATCAAGACTATTCGCTTTGGAGAACAAGGCGCATCTACTGCAGGGAAACCTAAGGCAGGTGAGTCTGCTAAAATGAAAGCTAAACGTAAAAGCTTTAAGGCTAGGCACCGTAGGAACATTGCTAAGGGGCCCCTGTCTGCTGCTTACTGGGCTAATAAGGTGAAATGGTAATGGCTAAAGGTGTAATGCATTATACAAAAGACGGTACCCCATATAAGGGTGCTACCCATAAGATGCCGAATGGTGAAGTTCACTCAGGTGCTACTCATAGCCCTTTGTCTGCGAAACTTTTTCATTTAGAAGAACTATCAACTAAAGCAAAGGATAAAGCTATGAGCTACGGTAAGGGTAAAAAGAAAAAAGGTAAATAACTATGGCTAGGTCAAACGAAGCATTATGGAAACGTATTGTTGCTAGCGTTAAAGCTGGTAGCAAAGGTGGCAGACCGGGACAGTGGAGTGCACGTAAAGCTCAAATAGCTGGTCAACGATATCGTAAAGCTGGTGGTAAGTACTCAGGTAAAAAGACTAAAGCCCAGAAGTCCATGACTAAGTGGACTAAAGAAAAGTGGGGTACTAAGTCTGGTAAGAATAGCACACAGGGCAAGAAAGCTACTGGTGAACGTTACTTACCTAAGAAAGCTAGAGGTGCCCTGTCAGCTAAAGAGTATGCAGCTACTAGTAAAAAGAAAAGAGAGGACACTCGTAAGGGTAAACAGTTCTCTAAACAACCAAAGAAGATTGCAAAGAAAACTGCAAGGTATCGTAAAGGACCTTTGAGTAAATAGGAGAATACTGTGGACAAGAAAGAAATTAGAAAGCATTTTATCGAAAGTATAAAAAGAATAAACAAAGAAATGGGAAAAGATTCAATGTTTCCCAGATCTACCCCAACCTACAGGGATTACTCTGAAGATATTAGAGACGGTTATTATAAAGACAAAAGCCTTGAAGAGTTAAAGTCTGGTCTTTTAAAAGACTTTGAAGATGATTATATGAGAGATATGTTTCCAGATAAAGTCAAGAAACAACTTAAGTCTGAAAATGAAAGAGCTATTGCTAAAGGTAAAGCAATGAAAAACCCACCTCCTAATACAGAAAAAGGTGGTGAGCGTGTTGTTGTTTCAAAAGAAAGACGCAACAGGCAGGCCCCCCTTAGTAATTATAAATAGGAGATAACAATGCTATCACAACTAATCGCCCCTGTATCAGGACTACTAGATAAGTTTATAGAAGATAAAGACACAAAGAATAAATTAGCACACGAAATATCTACAATGGCGGAGAGACATGCACAGGAACTTGCAAAAGGTCAACTTGAAGTTAACAAGGTTGAGGCAGCACATAAGAATATGTTTGTTGCTGGTTGGAGACCTGCTGTGGGCTGGGTATGCGTGGCTGGGATGGCAAGTAATTTTATTGTTATACCGATGGCAAACTTTGCGCTTGCTCTTGCCGGTTCTGCAATCAGTATTCCCCTTCTAGCTCTTTCAGAAATGATGCCTGTCCTTCTCGGTATGCTAGGTTTAGGTGTTATGCGTACCGTAGAAAAAGCTAAAGGCGTACAAAGAGAAAAATAATAGGAGAATTACTAATGGCTAGTAGTATCAATGCAACAAAACCAACAACGGGTTCACCGACTACCCAGTCTGTTAGAGATAATTTCTCTGCAGCTAAAGACGAAATTAACGGATTACTAAGGTCTTCTTTAGACGTAGTAACTACAACAGGTACAGGTACAGCTTATTCTGCTAACTTTAGTAATAACGTAGCTAAAGCAGAGGGTGCCCGGATTATAGTAAAGGCACACACAGCTAATACTGGCAGTGCTACTTTAAACGTAGATGGAACAGGTGCTTCTACAATAAGAAGCACAGACGGTACCACCTTATCTGCAGGTCAAATTGCTGGAAGTAATCATTACTTAGATTTAGTATATAATAGTGCTAACAATTCATGGGTTTTATTAAACCCTAATGAGCTAGACACAGCAAGACTTATTGCTTTAGGAGGAGACGCTACTGGCTCTACTTCTTTTGATGGATCTCAAAACGTAACTATTACTACTGTAGTTGATAAGTTATTACCTTACCCAGTAGGTGCCATCTACACCAGTGTCTTATCGACTAGCCCAGCGTCACTGTTTGGAGGAACTTGGGTAGCATTTGGAGCAGGTAGGGTACTGGTCGGTATCAACAGTAGCGATAGTGACTTTAACCAATCTCAGGAAACTGGTGGTGCTAAGACTGTGGCATTATCTATAGCTGAAATGCCAGCACATACGCATACAGACTCCCTGCAACTATATACTAACAGATCAAGCAGCTCTGGCCCCAGAATTGAAGGTACTAGCTCTTCAACCCTAGAGGCAAATTTGTCTGTTACTACAAACAGCACTGGCGGTGGAGCCGCACACGAGAACATGCCTCCATATATCGTTGTTTACATGTGGAAACGTACAGTATAAGGAGATAAACTATGGCAACTTCCCCAAGAACACCTAGGAACTTTTTTCCTGCAGACTTAACACCTCTGTTACTGTCTGGGTGGCAAACAAATAAATTTGATAAAAGCATTCCTTTCTGGGCTGAAGTTGATGGTTTACAGTTTACTGATACTTCTATTAGGCGTAAGCCCGGGAAATCCTTAATAGGAGACTTTAGCTCTCAACCTATACGTGGGATGATAGCTATTAACGAGTACGATACTAAGGTTCTTTACCTAGGTGATCTTAATAAAATCTATAGATGGAAACTAAATGAACCTCTTGTTTTAAATACAGAAGTAGGTACAGGCTATAGTCTAGCGGAAAAAGCTGGAGCTAGTGTTTGGGATATAGCAGAGACATCGCCATCTGTTTGGACTGAAGAAAATGGAGCTATTTCTGTCTGGGATGAAGGTGTTGCTATTGCTACTTCATGGTCATTTACTAACTTTGGTACTTGGGTATTAGCAGCAGATAACGTTGGGTCTATTAAGATTAAAAAGAATAACGAAACATTTGCTGACTTACAGGTTGGTAAGGTTTCTGGTGCTAGTATAGCTGCTGGTGGCTCTGGTCATGCTGTAGGTAATAACATAACATTTTCTGGAGGAGCTGGTAGTAGTTTTGCTGGAACTGTAACAGAAGTATCTGGTGGTTCTGTAACAAGATTTAAGGTGACTAACTATGGATCTAGCTATGCTAATGGTAATACTATATCTCAAGCATCTACTTCAGGGTCTGGGACAGGATTGCAATTGTCTCTATCAGTACCTGATTGTCCGTATACTAGGGTAACTGCTTTAGATAAGTTTGGACCACACATCCTAGCAATAAACTACGATAAGCCTAACTCAGAGCATCCCTATGATGTCTCATGGTGTGACACAGATAACCCAGATACATGGGTAGCTGCAGCTAATAATGCTGCTGGTAGCCTTACACTACGGGAAGCTTCGTCACCCCTAAAGGCCATAGTACCCTTGGGTGAAAACAAAGCTATCTACACAGAAGATCAGATGTTTATCTTGCAGTATACTGGTGCCCCATATTACTTTGGGTACTCTACTGCGTTTGCTTCTGGTGCTGGTGCAGTATCTTCTAAGTCTGTAGTTGCTGTTGATTCAATGAACTACGGGCTTTCAAGACGGGGGTTATTCGTTACAGATGGTAACTCTGTTTCAGCTATTGGAGATGTTGAAGGTATTAA